ATGTATTTACGTGTTATACACTAACACCACTTTCGTAGTTTGGGCTCTTGGGCCTCTGTACTTACTATAATATACTCTTCTTGAGTTGTAAACTGTTTTTTAGGTTCTTCTAGATTTGAAAAAACATCGTTTGTATATACTTTGTACTCGAATATAAACTTACACCTATTACACTTGATAGCCGCATTCATAATATTAGCTTTTGCTAATATCTTGTTACAGTTCTTGCAACGAACTTCTACCATCTTAAGTTATACCTATCTCCTGTACTGTATTAATAACCTCATCCATGCACATCTTATTTTAGGCCCAAGAATTGGGTCTTGCTTAACCGCTCTTTGAGTATTTTGCCCGCAGTATTGGCGGTGTTATAGGCAGATATATCAGTAGTCCATGGGTCGCCAGCACTACCAGCACCGTTCAGCTTATTCCCCATCGTACCTGAGATGTTGTACTCAGCTGCTAGAGCACTCCAAACTGCGTCTACAATTTGTTGCACGGTGGCTTCTGATTGGTTCACATAAATATCCGCCGCCATAGACAGTGTCCCCTTGAGGTCTGAGGTGAGTGTACCTGTCCCCTCTATGGTAGCAAACATACCAGATAGCATGCCCAGAGAGCCCGTGATGTCACCACTCCCCGCAAGGTCGGCAGCCATCTGAATCGTACCCACCATTGAGCCAGTAACAGCACCCGTTCCAGCGAGGGCGGCAATCATACTCGTGACTAAAGAGAGCCCTGCAGTGTCTACCGTGCCAACGCCAGCCATAGCAGCTTCGAGTGCTTTACCAAGAGCTAGCGAGGTGATAGTGAAGTCGCCACTCCCAGTAATCTGAGTGGTTGAGCTAAGCTCCCCCCCTTTGTCTGCGAGGTGGTATGAAAACGGTGGCTCTGTGCCTGTTGGGAGTGATGATGTGAGCGGAAGCCCACCACCCACTGACTCTCCATAATACATTTGGAGGTTCTGGTCAGAACCTCCAAATGCGCTTCGACAATTAGAGACTTGCGTACCTCCAATGAAAGTCGCTGGGTTTTTCAAGATTATTGAGTAATTGCCGAGTAGTGCCATGTCATCTCCTTAATTATAAATGAAGTCTAGGTGTCCACTAAATGCTGAGTTGGTTGGGGTGGCTGCACCTGAACCGATAACAAAGTACAATGCTGCACCGTCATAGACTCTTGGGAGGCTCGGGAGTTGGTTTAAGAAATCACGTTCTGCTGCGACACCTAAAGTAGTAATTGGGAATCGTGCGAGTTCTTTGTAAAGAGCTACGGTGTAGGTTCCTGATACATATGAAGTGGAGTTAGTAATCGTGTTGATTTCAGCGATACCAGCATCACCAGATTGGCGAGGTACTGCGTAGTTGTACTTACCAGCACCAGTCGCACCTGTGTATAGAATGTGGCTGTTTGAAGCTGCGGTCTTACCGACTGGTAATACAGTTGGTGTAGCGCGTGAAGCTACTTGTGCGCTGTTGGTGTAGCCGATTGAAAGGTTAGGCGTAGCCGCACCCATAGCGGTTGCTGCTGGGTTGAAAAAGATTGCGTTAAGTCCTGCACCATTTGTGTAGCGAGGGAGTAACCAAGTAACGGTGTGTGTTCCCGTTCCAGCGTCAGTGATGTTGATTGCTGTACCTGCTACTGCGTTGGCAAAGGTGGTAGCCAGCTTAAAGGTCGTGTCTGATGCCTTAATTACATAGTAGTCAGTTGCTAGAGCCAAACCTGCTGGTAGTGTTGTGGTTGTCGTAAGACGTACACGAGTACCAGTGAGTACGTTGCTTGGTATGTTGGCGGTTGAAGTCCAAGTACAAACATCTGTACCTGCGTCTGCCGTAAAGGTGTCTGATTGACCCAACGTGTTGGTTGTCGCTTGTGCTGATGTTGTGGTAACAGAGGTAACACGGTAAAAACCTACGACGTCGATTATAGTAATGACACTTGGTTGTGCGGTTGCTGCTGCTGATACTGCTGAACCACTGAGTAGGTACTTGTAGTAAGTCGGTTGTACTGCTCCACCGTGAGGTATTGAGCTGGCTGATGCGGTAGTATCTTTAACTGGCTGAAAAGTTAAGTTAGAGCCAGCGTCAAAGATAGCATCTGGGCCAGGGTTACCATTCCCTCTAAAGAGTGTGTGCCACTCGTTAGCTACTGCTGCTGCGGTAGGGTTCATGTTCTTAGACCAGTCTGCTCTCCAGACTTGTCCGTTAGTTTGCGCGCTTATTATTTGGTCTCTGCTTGCGAATCCTGGCATCGGATTTTCCTTTCGTTAATTGACCCAAATGGTCTTAATATCACCCATAAGGGCGGTTGCTGCTAATGTACCTTGCGGTAGACAAATAAAATTGAGGTAAGCGTCATCATAGATGCGTGGAATGGTGGCACTTTCCATAAAGTAATCTTTCTCTGCTGGGGCTGTTATTTCTCTTATCACTGATGTTCCAAGGGGCTTAACGAGGATTAATGTCATCAAACCTACATCAGCACCAATCATGAATACCGAGTCAATACTTCTAACTCCAGTGTCACCAGCCTGTAGACCGATGAACGGCATGGCAGAGGCGTCGCTGTTTGCTCCTGAGTTCTGTAACGTCCCAAGGGCCGCTGCACTATTCTGATAGGCAGTTTGAGATACTCTACCTGACACGCCCTCAGAATTGGTGTAAGTGAAGTAGAACCTAGCACCACCAGTTCTACCAGCAACAGATACGGCTATGACTTGTACCCCCTCACCGTCTGTGTAGCGGGGTAGGGTCACGGTGTTATCCATTACTTGTTCGTCTAAGACTGAATCATCTATTGAGGGGTAGTAGAGGAGGTAATCACATAAAACCATCGTTAAGGGTAGTGCGGTGGCTAGGGTAGCGATTCCTGTAGTCAGTCGTAGATACTTCTCACTTGGAGACACACCACCACCGTGTTCTAGGCCACCGTCTGATGAATAACTAACAGTTTTAGCGATAGCGGGTGGAGCATCAAACCAGTATTTAGGAACTGGTCGCCCTGGGCTCATGGATAAATCAAACCATAGTCCAGCCGTAGAAGCCTGTGAGGGTGTTTTACGCCAAGTATAACGGCGTTCTTTGCCGTCTAACTCTGCCTGAACTAGTTGGTTGATTCCAGTAATCATTAGTTAAGCTTGCTCTTTCCTATCAAACCTGCGCTCATGTCTACTATTATTGGTTTCTTAGTTTTATCTATCATCTGTTAATCCTCGGAGACGACCAAAGCGCCAGCTGCGAATTGAGGCTGAATACCACTCGATACTGAACGTGATGCGCTTAATGCACCGCTATAAAGAATCTTACTTGCGCCTGATACTGCTGTAGTGATTGAAACGTGTGAGATAGTTTCTGAGCCACTTGAACATTCAGGAAATTGAATTAAGGCTGCGTTTTCAGCTTCGTTCGCTGCTACTGTCCAGCCTGCCCCACTTCTTGCTACTGCTTGTCGTGCGTATGAGCCATAGGCTGATTCGCTTGTTGTCGCTGTCCCTGCCTCGCCTGGGTCACCAGTATGTAGTGCTATGTATAGTGAGCCTGCTGTTGCAGAGTTCTGTAGACCACCAGCGTCACCGATGTCCGCTATGTCTGTGTTGTTGAATATGAGAAGTAGTAAGTCATTCTCAAAGGTGTTAGATTTCGACATTGTTAAATGTTCCTTTCGTTAAAACGCTTCATCGAAACGTCCGTATGTTAGTGTTGCCCTGTCCGCCCACGCATCCGTGTACGATGTAACTGCTCCATTGTTTGAAACAGTTGCATAGGCCACTGATGTATTCGTTAACTCTTTGACAAGCCACGTCCCGTCAGGTTTTGTGAAGCCAAAGTACGAAGTTGTGGCTTCTTCAATATCGTTTACCGAAAAGTCTGCGAGAGTAGGGGCTGTGCCGTCACTTCCAATGTTAGTCCCGTCTGGGTTAGTAACTGGCACACTACCAGTTGATGTCAGTGTTACCGGAACACCTTTGCCGGTAGAATCTCTATATACTGAAGCCATACTACTACTAAGTGTTGCTATAGCATTATAGAAACTCTTACCGTCTGATAAGCGAACTGGTAGGGCTTTACTAGCACTAGTAGGTAAGACTAAATCTTGCTTCTCTACACTTATAAGCGGTTGGTTATCCTTAATGACATTCTCTAGGTGACTAAAAAATCTCTGTATATCACCTAAATTATTAATATCAATACTCTTTATTTTAACTTCTTTTAGATTCTTTACAGTAACTTCAGGTAATGGCTTGTAGGAATTATCCTTTATAGCTTTTGCTAGAGTAGTAGACAAATTATTTATTGTTTGCACTATACCTTCTAGATTATCCACAGTTACTACTTTTTGTGTGTTAACTGTTACCTTACCTTCAACATGTATATTGTCTTTTGGAGCTATATATTGAGCTACTAACTTATCTAATACTGGTTTGAGTGATTTTATCCCACTATCTATATCAATAAGCTTCTGACGCTGTTCTTCGTAGTATAAAGATTGGTCTTTAGTATCCATTATCTCTCTCCTGGATTAAGCGAGCATGTACAGTTAGGATGAGCTGGAGGTGTTGCAATATTTGAATAATTAACTGCTAGCTTCCCGCCATCTGTACCATCAATCTCTTGCCCCAATTCGTAGTAGTCTTTGCCGATGCTAACTGTTTTTCCATCTAAGGCTTTACAGAATTGACATGCACCTGGATTTGCAAACCATACTTTGGTTTTGTAACCGTTTTGTTTATAAGTAAGTTCAGCCGCATCGTTAGCTGATCTGCTTGATTCAGTTCTAGCTATCCGCTCTGCCCTATATCCTTTGGCATCTTGATAAGTAGCCTCTACTCTTTTCTTTAACTTAGACAAGCTTTCACCAGCACTTTGACCCTCTGTAAGCGTCTGTTCTAGTGCTGTTATCGTGTCTTGGTTATATACGCCAGCTATTGTTTGTATGTGTGCCTCAACTGTTCTAGTGATCTCAGGAGTGATAGTTAACAGCTCGCCAGTAATAAAGTTAGCAGTATCAGCTATTTGTAGTTCCATCAGATCTAGAACAATTGGTGTCATTACAGTAGCTAAAGCTTCAGAGTCATCTTTAATAGAGAACAACCACTCTTCATAGGCTTTAGAACTAGCGTTGATTCTGCCTATAACACCGTCTTCTTGTTTGTTAACGAACTTACTTATCTCTCTT